GAGTTCTTTAGTGTTGAATCAGCAGACAAGTTAAGAGGAGCAAGAAGACACACACTGTATGTAAACGAAGCTAACAACATACCTTACGAAGCATACAATCAATTAGCAATAAGAACATCTGGAGAAATATGGATTGACTTTAACCCAACCTCATCATTCTGGGCACATACAGAACTACAAGGAAAAGATGATGCAGACTTTATAAAGCTTACGTATTTAGACAACGAAGCCTTACCAGACACAATTATAAACGACATAGAGAAAGCTAAAGACAAAGCAAAGACATCTACATACTGGAACAACTGGTGGAATGTATATGGACTAGGAGAAATAGGAAGTTTGGAAGGTGCATGTATTAAAGATTGGAAACCAATTGATCTACCTGACGAGGCAAGGCTACTTTGTTACGGTATGGATTTTGGGTATACTAACGACCCCTCGACGTTAATAGCACTTTACAAATATAACAATGCTTACATATTTGATGAGGTAATATATCAAAGAGGACTGCTAAATAGTCAGATAAGTAACTTACTTAAAACACACGAAGCAAAAGATATCATATATGCAGATTCAGCAGAACCTAAAAGTATTGCAGAGTTGTCAAGCTATGGTCATTTAGTATTGCCAGTTAAAAAAGGTAAAGACTCAATAGTATATGGTATTAACCTCATCAATCAAAATGAAATATATATAACTAATAGAAGTCATAACTTAATCAAAGAACTACAAAACTACATTTGGTTAAAGAATAAAGAAGGCGAAACACTTAACAAGCCTATAGATGCTTTTAACCATTGTATAGATGCGATGAGGTATGCTATCACTTCACAATTAGAGAATCCTAATAAAGGTCAATATTACATTTATTAAAAAAAGTTGTTAATAATTTTGTTAATTAAATAATTATTTGTATATTGCAGTATAATTAAAAACAAAACAATGACGATTAAAATATCAAAATCTAACCCAAATAAAAAACAAGCATTCTTAAACTCTTGTGAAAGAAATTTAAGAGTTATATTTAATTTAGGAAAAGAAAAGGAAATGTCTTATGAAGTAAATCAATTAAGAAAAGCTATTAGCAATCCAGATTTATGGTACAGACAATTAGTTATTGAAAAATAGTATTAACTAAAAACAAAACAATGAAAAAACTAAAACACTACTTAACATTAACGTTATTCTCATTTGTATTATTAATTGCAAGTGTAGTATTATTATCGCTTGAATCTATTATACATAACTTAATATTTTAGATATGGTAGAGATAAAACAAGGCAAGGTAACAGTATACAAAAACAACACAACAAAAATATACACATTAAAAGAATACATAGATAACATTTACTATAGAAAACTATACACAAGGATCTATCAAGTAATTTGTATTATAGCTACTATGTTTATTCCAGCAATAATGATTAACTTGTTTAAATGACAAGAAACGTAAGAGATGCTATGAGCTGGTGTTTAAAAAATGACATTAAGATTATAATTAAACCTCTTTCTAAAACAGGAAAGCCAGACGCTTTAATTGAAATACATATGCAAGGTAAAATACAAATAGGAAAAGAAATATACAGACAAGACAAAAAGTTAGGACATAAGATACAAGAACTGTACTTATACCTATATAAGACATTAAGATAATTTTAGTTGATGGTTAGTTGAAAAGAGGGTTGCTTTATACAAAGTAATCCTTTTTTTGTTTTATAAAAAACACTTTATGCAAATAGAAGTTTCTATACCAAGTACACTAAAGGAAGTTCAGTTAAAAGACTATCAAGATTTCTTACTTATAGAGAATCCAAGTAATGATGATTTACTTAAATGCATCCTCAACATAAACACAAAAGAACTAGGAAACATAAAAGACAAAGATATAGATTATCTAATCAATCACATCAATAAACTATTCGACCAAGAACATAAGTTTATCCCTACGTTTAATTTAAATGGTGTCTCTTATGGTTTTATACCAAACCTAGATGAGATTACCTATGGAGAAAATAAAGACGTTACAAGCTATATAAATGAATGGGGTAATATGCATAAAGCAATGGCTGTACTATTCAGACCACTTAAACAAAAGCAAGGACACAAGTACTTAATAGAAGAATATGAAGGAAGCCACAAGTACAGCGAGGTAATGAAACAAATGCCATTGAGTGTTGTATTAGGTGCTATGGTTTTTTTTTACAATTTAACCAACGAATTGCTGAACTATATACCGAACTATTTGGAGAAAGAAGTAGTGAAGGAACAGATGATAGGTCAAATTTCTCAAGAAAATGGGGAAGCTATTCAGAACTATATACACTTGCTCAAGGAGACATTACAAGATTTAAAAAAGTTGCAAGACTTCCGTTACACCAGTGTTTAATGTACTTGGCATTTGAAAAAGAAAAAGCAGAATTAGAAACAAGAATGATAAAACGTAAATCACAATAATATGCAAGGATTTTATAATCTATCCGAAAAGATAAGACAAACACTACAACTAGATGACTTTGTCAATACAGTTACCTATGGAGACATATACGATGTAGACTTAAACAAACAGACTATATTTCCACTATCACATTTTATGGTAAATAGTGCAACAATGCAAAGTAACGTATGGAGCTTTAACATATCTCTATTATGTATGGACATAGTAGATGATAGTAAGAACTTTGCAGAGGGAATACCACAAGAGTTTAGAGGAAACAATAACGAACAAGATGTATTCAATACACAACTAGCAGTAGCAAACAGATTACTAGAGTTATTATTAAGAGGACAACTATATGTAGACAAATACCAATTAAACGGAGACCCTACATTAGAACCTTTTGTAGATAGATTTGAAAACAAGTTAGCTGGATGGACAGTTACGTTTGATGTGTTAATACCTAACGATATGACTATATGTTAAAGAACTTGCAAACAGAGTTACAATCTTTTGGTAAGTATGTAGTACAACAATCAAGGTCTAATCTTACAAAACAAAAACACAATGTAAGTAAAGACTTGTATAATAGTATTCAATACAAATTAGATGAAAAGAATGGAAACTTTGATTTAGCTTTTATAATGGATGAGTACGGAACATTTTTAGATAAAGGTGTTAAAGGTGCTAATCCTAGTTTAGTAAAAGGTGGTAAACAAAAAGGAGGTAATAGTCCTTATAGTTTTAAGAATAAAAGACCACCTATGCAACCTATAGCTGATTGGGCAAAGAAACGAAACATAAGATTAAGAGATAAAGAAGGAAAATTTAAAAAAGGTAATTATAGAACAATAGGATTCATATTACAAAGAAGCATATTTGCACAAGGTATAAAACCTAGTATGTTTTTTACTAAACCATTTTTAGCAGCCTTTGATAGATATCCAGAATTATTAAGTAAAGCATTTGCACAAGACATAACAGACATATTTAAAAACAACAACAATGAGTAAAATAAACGTAAGAAGTCCTTACTTCGTAAACCTATCAACTGCTTTATTAACAAGCGCAAAGCTTGAGATAAGAATATACAAAGGAGCAGCAGAAACAACTTGGCTAGGAAGTCCACAATATACATTAACCTCAACAGCTATAAACGAAAAAGTAAACTTTGAAATAGCAGAGCTTATAAAAGACTACATACCAGCAGCATTTAACGGAGTATATCCAAACAATTTAGATGCAACAGAAGATTATACTACAATGTATGTTGATTATAGAGTAACAGAAACTTTATCTACTGGAGTACAATCCCCAGTTGTTACTTTAGGATTAAGAGCATTTTATGGTTATGGATATTTTGAAGAAGGCGCAAACCCTCAACTATTGCAAGGCTACTTACAATCAAACACAACAATACTTAAACTTCACGATGCTCCTATAAGAATACCAGTAGATAATGAAAACACTAACTCTGTTGCATTTCTTTATAAAGGACAACAAGTATATTCTTGGCTTCCTTATACTGGTCTTAAAATACAAGACCAAATTGTATATGTAAGTAATGGTGTTAATGGTGCAGATAGCTTTGAAGAAAGAGTAGAACTAGATGGAGGTACATTTGAAGATAATGCTTGTATTGACGAGTTTGAAGATGACTTTGAATTATTCCCAGTTGATGAGGTTTTAGTTAGTGGTGTTGAGGGATTGACTATAATTAAAATAGACAACATAGACGAATGTAAATACACACCTTACAAGCTAACGTTTATAAATAAGTTTGGAGCATATCAAGATATATGGATGTTTAAGAATTCTAAACTTGCAATGACTACTGAAAAAGACAAATACAAATCTAACATAATAAACAACGGAACATACGAAACGTATAATGCACAAGTTAGATTACTATCTAAAAACGCAAATCAAAGACTTACTTTAAATAGCGGTTATTATCCAGAAAGCAATAATGAAATATTTAAACAACTATTTTTAAGTGATAAAGTATGGATAGAATACAAAGAAAAAACATTAGCAGTAAATATTGAGAATAACAATATAAACTATAAAACAAGTCTTACTGATAGTTTAATTAACTACACAATAGATGTAAGCTTTGCATTTGATACTATAAACAATATAAGATAAATGAATTTAGAATTATATATAGATAATACAAGAGTTGATTTATTTAAGGATGAAGCAATTACTCTTACAGATACACAGCAAAACATTCGTGATATTGCTTTGGTATTTACTCCTTTTAGTCAGCAGTTTAATTTACCAGCATCCTCTACTAACAATAAGATATTTAAACACTATTACAACAACGACATAGTAAATGGTTATGATGCTAGATTTAGAGTTGATTCTATTATAAAACTTGATGGAGCAGATTTTAAAGTAGGTAAGATTAGATTAGATTCTGTATCAATGAAAGACAACAAAGCACACGCTTATAAGGTAGTGTTCTTTGGTAATACTTCTAGTCTTAAAGATATATTTGGAGATGAAACTTTAAGCTCTCTAAATCCTTTAAACGCTTATGATATGGTCTTGAATAATAACGACCTTTTAAATGCCTTTACAGATGGTTTACAAAGTTCTGGACAAAAAGCTACTAATACTGAAAATAGAAATGTTACTATGCCTTTAATTACTTTACAAAACTTCTATGGTTATAGCACAGCATCTCCATCTCCTTTGATACGAAATTTAAATAGTGTTAATTGGACAGATTTACGCCAAGAACTAAAACCATCTATAAAATGCAAACGTATTATAGAAGCGATACAAACTCAATACAATATAGAGTTTAATATGACAGATGAAACTGGTATAACAAGTTTTTTTGATAGTGATGTATTTGATGATTTGTATTTGTGGCTGCATAGAGAAAAAACACCAGTAACTGAAACTGGTTCAACTGTTGTTCCAAGATATGGTGTTGATTTTGAGCAAAGGTCAAAGAAGCTAACATTTTCAGATTTCACATTCACTTCTGGTATTGATTTTTTAAGTGGAGGTAATTTAGTAGTAAGTGATGAATATAATTATTCTATAAGATTAGTTCTAGATACAGACCCAGATAGGGATTTAGAAATAATAACAAGAGATAAACTTACAAATGAGTTATTAGACTATCAGACAAGAATGACTGGCGCAAATAATTTTACAGTTACTTTGAGAGATTTAAATAGTGGCACATTATCCTCAAGAACTTATGACATAGAGTTTAGATTAAATTCTAACATAGGTGCTAGTTTTGATGCAGAAACTGTACGTATAGTACAAACCTTAAGAGATGGTACTCCAGTTGCAATCGGAGATTATTCTTATAATGCTTTTACTTTAGGGCAAAATGTATTTATACAAGACTATATCCCTAATATGAAAGTGCTTGACTTTTTGACTACACTATTCAAGATGTTTAATCTAACTGCTTATACTAAAAGAGGTTCAAGTAAAATATATGTAGAAACATTTGATGACTTTATGACTACTGGTAATTCTCACGATATATCTAAATATATAGTTGTAGATTCTAATACTATAGACAGACCAGTACCATATTCAAGAATAAACTTTAATTATTCTCCATCTGTTACGCAAACATCTTTAAGATATTTAAATCAGTTTAGCCAACAGTTTGGAAACCTCAACTATTCTGCACCAGAAAAATATGATGGTCAAAGTTATGATGTAAAAGTAGATGGGCAACGTAGTCAATTAATAAACATAATAGATGATAATGATGATGTAACTGGTTTAGTTTTTGGATGGTGGGTAGATTCAGAAAACAAAACTACTTTAGGTAGTCCGTATATGTTTTTTAATGATTTAGTTGATGCAGCAGATTACCCAGTTACTTCTCTTGCAATAGAAGAATACAACGCTCCTTCTAATGTTACTCCAGACCGAAACCATACTTTAAACTTTGGAATTGAGTATAATGAATATACTGGAAACTTAAATGAGAATAGTTTGTTTAATAGATTCTATTCTCAATACATAGTTAAGCTATTTGAAGAACAAGCAAGGATTGTAAAGTTTACTGCTCAATTACCCTCATCAATAGTTTTAAATTATGAACTAAATGATGTGTTTATTGTAAACGGACAAGAGTATTATATAAATAGCATAAGAACTAATTTACTAACAAATAAAAGTGAGCTAGAATTAATAACCAAACAAAGTGATTACACACCAAGCGTATTAACATAATGATAGTAATAAAATTATTAAACATAGATGAGTTTTACGGAGTAAGTGAAACAATAGAAATAGCAAAAGGCAAAAACAAAATGCCAGAAACATTTAAAGAAGGATTCAAACAAATTAAAAGACAAATAAAATGGCAGAAAAGTATATCTTAAATTTTGAAGCTAACACTTCTAAAGCAGTTAAAAGCGTAGATAAGTTAGATGATTCTATAAAAGAAACTACAAAGGACACACAAGATTTAGATAACTCACTTGGTGGTTTAGACCAAGCATCTGGAGGATTAATAACTAAATTTAAAGGTTTAAAGCAAGGCTTAAAAAATGTTATAACTGGTTTTAAGTCTATGAGGGTGGCAATAATTGCTACTGGTATTGGTGCATTAGTTTTAGCTGTTAGTGCATTAGGTGCTGCATTTACAAGCACAGAGGAAGGACAAAACAAGTTTAATAAAATAA